CAGTTTGCATTTTGACATATCAAAGCATTTTAATGAAAACCAGTATACGTTGGAATTTTCAGAATGGACAACACCTAATAACTCTGATGAAAAAAAGAAATCAGTAGCTGGATTTTTAGGTTTTAATAAAAAACAATATTCAGGATATTCAATCACATCTAATTTAACTGTTTTACCATTAACAACAACAAATGCTTTTGCAAATGAAGTTAATTTGAGTATTTATAGTTTAACAGAAACAAATAACTTTTTGGATATTATAAATTACACTGGCTCATTAATAAGTGATGAATATACAACAGATACATCTAATAATTTTACAATATTAAATAATGTGAGAATAACATTGTCTTTACCAACAGGAACAACATATACAAGAACAGAATTATATAATGATTTAAATCAACAATTGCAAAACAATGAAAATTTATTGAATATATCAAAAATAGAACGAAAAAATATAACCGAAAGTTTAATAATAGGTACTGGGTTCTCTCATTATGAATTAGAAATAAGATTAAATCGTTTCAAATTCAATCAAATACAAAACAGTAAGGTATGTGTTATTTTCCCAAATGATCAATCTATATGGTTGGGAAATAAGTCGGCTTTTGTTTTTGATAGTTCTCATAATGAATTAAATAACATTGTTTCAGAAACACTTGCACAAGATAATAAAATAGCTATTACAAGTGATCCAAAATTGAGATTAACTTGTATTAAAACAAATTTTCAAGTTGAAGAAAACAATTACACCATAGACATATCTAATAATAATTATTTGATTAGTGAATTTGTAACAGAAATAAATAATAAAATTATAGCCAAAAATCAAGAAACAAAAGATGTAAATAATTCATTAGGAGTTTTTAAAATTAATAATACATTTGGATTTATTAATGCAAATACAGATATATATACGTTTAGGTTAGACTTGACAAAAACATTTACGGAAAAGAATTTTCATTTGGATTTATCAAATAACAATGTATTTTCTTCAACCACTTGGTTCTCAAACAATTTAATATTGGAATTCGATAATACTACAACAAATTATATCACTTTTTCAAATACATATTTTGGTGAAGATGATTACGATTTATCTACCATTGATTTATCTAATAATTCGCAAATATTTTTTACAATAAAGGCAGATGGTAATGGTTACAAAGTATATAGAGATCAATGTTTTTTAAAGTTATTACCAAAATCCAGTTCAGGAATACAAAATACAAATAATATTATAGAAATAAAAACAACAACCTATGAAGGAATGAAAAGTGCAGCAAATACCTTAAATTTTTTTCAAATAGATGGTGGTGGTCAATTTAGATTTTATGAATTTTCAAGTGATTTCTCACTTGATTTGGAAGATTTACAAAATGACATTAATGCTGCAATATCTGCATTTAATACATCCAATAATGATATTTTATCTGGTACAAATTGTACAATTCAATTAGCAGGTGACCAGGCAGATGTGATATTAACAATCAATTATAGAACATCATTAACACAAACAGATTATACATTAGAATTTACAGATAATTTTTCGGATGTGTTATATAATTATAGGCAACCTGAACCGGAACCAGAACCGGAACCACAGCCGGAAATGATTGAAGATCCAGAACCCGCACCTGAACCGGAACCAGAACCACAACCAGAACCTGAACCTGAACCGGAATTTATTTATATACCTCCACTTAATCCAGAACCGGAACCGGAACCTGAACCACAGCCAATGCCAGAACCAGAACCGGAACCGGAAATAGATTATTGGTTTGAGTCAAACTCGGTATGGAATAAAAATCTCAAATTAGGTCAAAGTCTTTATGTATTAAGTGATTCAATATATAACAGTAGTGATCGGAGTTATTCTGAATTAACAGGTGTTTCTGAATTGGGTAGTAGTGTAATCACTTTAACACCAACAAACAATAAAATATATTTACGCCCGGTTACTGATTCCGGTGGTGAAGGTATTTACACAACAGATGATGCGAATTCACTAACCATTGAAATTCCTTATGAAAATTCTTCTGGAGTAGGTATTCAATATACACGTGATCAATTGTTGGCAGCAATAAACTCAGCATTTAATACAACATATACAACAGGTGGTTTTAATTTGTCATTGAATACAAAAATATCTGTATTTGCACAAGGTGCTAATAATTTTACCAAAATAAGATTAAACATTAACAAAACATATCGAGCAGTAGACTATCGAGTTGTTTTTTACGATCCCGCAAGTTTTGTTATTTATAAAATTGGAAATAATATTGTAACAAATACAACTTGGGATGCAACATTAGGATGGATATTAGGTTTTAGAGTTTCAACAGAATATTATTTATCTGATTTTCAATCATCATATGAAGCCGTATATAATCCAAATTCAAACGTACGTTCTATTACTGGTGACAATGTTGTAAGTATTAGTATTTATAACTATTTTATGATTATTTTGGACGACTATAATCAAAATCATTTAAATGATGGTGTTGTAACAACTGCTCAAAAAGAAAGTAATATAAAACTACCTTCATATTCAGTAAGATCAAGTACACGAGCAAATCCTGCAACGGGTGATCCATTAACATCTACAGTGAAAAAGAATGGACAACAAATGACAAAAAATGAAATATATGCCGCACAAGAAATATTAAATGCGTCTGTTGTTTCTCCGGGTGATGCAGTTGTATCAAAAGCGAATTCTTTGTCAGGTCGAACGGTACAGTATTATTCCAGTGGGCCTTTTGCAAAAAATGTATTTGCATTAATTCCATTGAAAATTTCAGGATTAGCAAACAATCAAATCTTTGTAGAATTCGGTGGTACATTGCAAAATCAACAGCGTAATTATTTCGGTCCTGTTAACATTAATCGAATGACAGTAAAATTAATGAACGATAAAGGAGAACTTGTGGATTTAAATGGTGCAAATTGGTCATTTTCTTTTATTTGTGAGCAATTGTATCAACAAAAGAAAATCTAATATTATATTAAATGGAATATACAATATTAGATCACGCTGGTTTTTATGGACCTTTATTAACCGCAACTATAAATATTTATAAAGTCTGGTTTAGAAAACCATATCTATATGCATATATTGTCGGATTTATAATTAATACATTTTTAAATAAAATGTTGAAATCAACAATAAGAGAACCTAGACCCAAAAACCAAATATTTATTAATAAAAACCTTGAATTAAATAAAAATGAAGAAGCTTATGGTATGCCTTCGGGACACGCACAGTCCGTATCTTTTTCAATAATGTATTTGTATTATTTTAATAATTCATATTTATTTATACTATCTTGTTCTATAGGAATTTTAACAATATATCAAAGATACAATTTTCGACGACATACATTGACGCAATTATTTGTAGGTTCTCTAATAGGAATTATTTTTGCAAATATTGTTCACAATATAACAAAATATTATCTGGATACCCAAACTAAGAAAAAATGTAATACAAATATATAATGTCTCAAAGTGATTATTTGAAATTTAAAAAAACAGGCACAATATTAAAAGAAAATCCCACATCTTTACCTGGAGTTCTCCATTCTGATGATTATACATCATTTAAAGAATATAGATTACAAACAACAATTGAAAATAATAAACCTACATACAACAAGTTAGCTTTACCTAATAAAAAGGTAATATTTGATATGGAGCTAGACGCATCAGGTAATTGTCCTACGTTTTTATTATGCTCAAACACAAATACAAGATCAAACAGAAAACCAACATTGGCATATCAACAATTATGTTTTCCAATAATGAAAGCACCAGGTAGAAGTGTACCAACCTATTACAATGGTTCTGGTTTAAAAAGACCTGAACGAGAGAATTGTGATTGTTTAAGAAAGCCTTGGATTAAAAAATGCAATTGTTAAGAATGAATATATTTTTTGTATATATTTATATATACAAAAATGAGCAACTATATGGATGATAAACATTTATTTTTGGGACCAGAGATGAATCAATATGGTAGTCATATGGTTATGACAAATGTATCAAAGAATACCCAAACAAAATGGATTAATATTGATACTAGATTTAGAGATGATTACAAAGACACATTTGAAATTGACTATAATATTACACTTGAAAGAGTAAATGACATAAAAAGCATTTATGTAACAAATTTAGAATTGCCCATTTCTTTTTATAACGTATCAGAAGCTTTGGGAAACAATGTATGTAAAGTAGGTAGTAAACTTATAACAGTACCTGATAATAACTACACTGCATCTGATTTGGAAACATATATAAATAGTGAAATGCCATCGGGTAGTTTTGCTGTTTCCAACAATAAAGGGACGTTCACCACTACAGATAAAATTAACTTTGATGTTGATAAATATGGCAATTTTAAGCGTTTTGATTTAAAGTCTAGTTTGGGATGGTTGTTGGGTTTTAGAAAGAATGAATATGAAGGAACTTCACACACAAGTGAAGGATTAATCAATCTAAATGGACCTCGTTATTTATATTTAACACTTGATGAATTTAATGGTAAAGTAAATAGAAATACATTAACCCGTATTCAATTAGACAATACAAATTACCCTTATGGCAGCGTTTTACCTGCATCTACATCAAATGGATATTTAGCATCCGAGTTGCGCAATTATTCAGGTAAAAATGATTTACTTAAAATTAATATAAAATTAATTAATGAATTTGGAAAAGTAATGAATTTAAATGGTGATGATATTTCTTTTGTATTAAAAGTCGAATATGTATAAACAAAAGTCTCAAAAGTTTGTTTTTCTATTAACAAACTTTGTCATTCCTTTTTGTTGATAACATATTTATAGTTGTTGTTGCGCGGCTGCGGCTGCTTCTCTTGCTTCTCGAGCAGCTTTCGCTGCGGCTCATTCACCTCCGCTCACTACTTTACTTTTCCTAGATTTGCGCTTTTGTTGATTGTTCTTTTTGTTGTACTTTGTTTGTCTCATAGCTTTAGTTTTATTATGACGTCTAGTTTTATTTGAAGCCATATATTATATCACTATATAATATATGGATTGGATTGCAAGTATAATTATAGGAACAACACTTTATGCAATTTCTCAAGTATTCATAAGACGCTGTTTTGATAAAGATGGTGAATTTATGTCTGCCACAATATGCTTTGGATTAGCACAAGGCTTAACAGCTCTATTTTTTCTTGCATTATTAACTTTAAATGACTATAATTTTAAAATGGATAGAAGAAAACTAATGAATGGTTTGATTGTTGGTTTATTGTTTTTTATTGGAAATATATTTTGGGTTTATAGTATTTCTACAAAAGCTTCATTAGGAAACATTCGAACAGTAATGGCAGGATATGAAGTGTTGTTATTATTGTTAATCGGTTATATATTGTTTAATGAGAACATTAACTTAAAACAATTATCGGGAGTTGTATTGGTATTAATTGGTATTTACTTAACTGGAACATCTTGAAAAATAAATTTAAAATTAGGATCATA